AGGCCCTTAGAAAGGTGCATAAGGCAGGACACGAATACGCTAACCACACAATGCCACCTATGGCGAGTGATGTTGAAGGAGGCGGTAAATTCGTAAACCGCAGTGATGAATTCTTTGTAATTCACAGATACACTCAGCATGCACAAGATTGGGTATACACGGATATACATGTGCGCAAGGTTAAAGAGTTGGAAAGTGGTGGTAGGCCCACGCCATTAGATGCTCCAGTAAGGCTAGCCTCAACGGCAGGCAATTGTGGCTTTACAATAAATGGCTTAAATTTAGTAACTAAAGAAAGACAAATAGATGAATCTCCATTTTGAGGGTAACAGGCTTTACTATATGGAAAAGGAAGCTGAATTGCACAGGGCGCTAGATTACTTAAGCAAGGAATTAAGCGATAGGGAGGCAATGACTAAGGAGCAGTTGTGGGATGTTTTCCATATTTGCGCAGATACTTCTGCAGTGTATAGGCACATTACAGACTACTTCACTACACTGGACAAATTGATACTAGATGCTCGCATAACTAATGACAAGTTAAAGCAGGAGTTGTACGACTTAAAAAAGGAGAACACACGCCTTAACAAGGCGCTTGAAAATTATATGGATGAATTTTAATAATATGAAAACAATTAACAGCTTATCAGGTGGTAAGACATCAAGTTATATAGCGGCCAATTACCCTGCGGACTATGATGTTTTTTCATTGGTGCGTGTAGAGGATAAAAAGTGTCAGTTTCCAGATGCTAAAATTAGACAATTAGTTGAGGATAGAATACAAGCGCCATTTATTGGTACAGCAGAAGATGATACCATTATCTACACAATGCTTGACCTTGAGCAGTATATTGGTAGACCTATTACTTGGGTTACAGGTAAAACTTTTGAAGAAGTTATAAAATCAAAAAAAACATCAAGCGGTGGTTATTACTTGCCTAATAAGGTTACTCGTTACTGCACTACAGATTTAAAAACAACCCCTATAGCTGAGTGGAGATATAAAAATATACAGGGCAGTGCCTTGATGCGCTTTGGTTATCGTGCTAATGAGCAGGGCAGAGCAAAGCGTATGATGGAGAAGACAAATGACAACGGCATGACTGAAGTTAAGATTATTGTAGGTCGTACAAAGACAGGTACTCAAAACAAGTGGAAAACTATTGAGTATTGCAAGCCAGAGTTTCCCTTAATAACGGCAAATGTTTATAAAGATACTATTGAGGAATTCTGGAAAGACAAGTCTGTAAGGTTTGCATATATGAATAATTGTGTAGGATGTTGGTGGCGCAGCCCGCTACTATTAAAAAAGATGCATGAGAAGCACCCTGACAAAATGCAGTGGTTTGCTGACATTGAGGAAGAAGCTGGCAGTACCTTTCGCTCTGATGTTAAGTATAGTGATGTCATAAAATGGAAGCCGCAGATAGAATTGTTTGATAGTGATTTTAATGAATGTGATTCAGGATATTGTGGACTTTAAAAGAAGGATATTAAACGGCCAAAGGTTTATAGTAAGTGGAATGGAATTTGTGTGTATTGAGACACACGCTTACTTACAAACTAGGGTAGATGGCGAGGAGTCGGATATTGATGTGGGCAGCAGCTATTACATAGTGCGCAACACCTCCACAGGCAAGCTACACCGCATTCCTTTTGCTAGGATAATTGAGAAGGATGATGCAGGGGAAATCACCTACAAAAGGTAGACTTGCTTTTTCACACTCAAGTAGTTATATTGTAAGCATCTAAAAATAAATAAGATGCAAATTGAGTTGACCCCTATTACTGGTGTTTTGATTGGCGTTAATTACGCTTACTATGAGCCTACTGAGGAATTAGGTGGTTTAAACTTGTTGCAGGTATGCTGTGGCCTTTTTGTGTTGAACATATCATGGGCAGGATAGAAAGGTTTTACAGAAAGAATTTTAAACGCCTCACAGGCTTTATAAAGGAGTATACTGATGGCAGTTACAGCATAGCTGGCGATATAGTACAAATGGTTTTCTTACGCCTTCTGGAAATGGAGGCGGAGGGTAGGACTAACTTTTACGATGAGGAGGACAGCCTAAATTTCTTTTATGTGTACCGCAGTTGCATCAACACTGCACTTAAATACCAAAGGGCAAAGCGCAAGGTGAATAAAGTAAGCCTTGAGGACTTAGAGATTGATTTCTTACAATACGAAACCTTTCCAGAGGAGCGACAAGCAATGGAGCGCCTACTAAATTATATGGAACAGGAGATGGAGGACTTTCATTGGTATGATGCCAAAATGGTACGCATACATATGGAGGGCACCAGTATGAATAAAATACATAGGGAAACGAGCATAGGATTAACAAGCATTAAGAATACTATTAAAAATGGCAAAGCAAGAATCTACGACAACCTCCAAGAGCACTGGGAAGACTATACCAACGGAGACTACGAGCAAATCTAAAAAGGGCCGCCCAAAGGGCAGTAAGAATAAGCCTAAGGGTTTAGGTGATACTATTGAGCAGATAACTACAGCCACTGGTATTAAAGCGGCTGTTAAAGCCGTGCTTGGTGAGGACTGCGGTTGTGATGCTAGAAAGGAAAAGCTAAACAAGATATTTCCCTATAGCCGTACCCCTGAGTGTTTAGAGGAGGATGAGATAGCTTATTTGTCCAGTGGCGTGCTGCGTAAAAGCACACTCAAACACGAGGACAGAGAGCGCATTGCGCAAATACACGCTAGAGTATTTAATCATAAGTTTGATGTGCCCTGCACCTGCAGTCCTAAGATATGGATGCAATGGATGCGCCAACTGCAAGAGTTGTTAGATGCAACTGCGTAACTATTTAAAAGATAAACGCAAGCTAACTGAGAGCCGTACCGCCATATGTGTTGAAGTAGGTAAAACAGGTGAAGCCCTGTTTAAGGAGATTACTGGAGCCTACAAATCTAGCCTAGCTGATGATAAGCAGCACATTGACTTTTATTGGGAGGAAAAAAAGGTAGATGTAAAGGGGCTAAAAAAGATGCACCTTACTGGATACATACTCCTAGAGTTTATGAATGTCTGGGGTGGTGATGGCTGGTGCAGCAAAAAAAGCAAGGCCGAGTATATAGCCTTCCAGTTTCCAGATGCCTTTTATGTGTTTAGAAAGAAGCACCTGAGGGTGCGTGCATTAGATATGTGCGAGGTGTATAGCCCTGAGGCGGTTACACGCCAAAATTATATACCCTATGAAAAGGGGTTGTACAAATGGCTAGGCAGGTGGAATGCGCAGGATGTGTTTACTTACCTGAAGTTTAGTGATGTTGAGGATTTGATTTTTGAAGTGTTACCATATAAAATACAGGAATGATACTTATACTATTTGGCATAGGTTTAGGCTTTGCCCTTAACCAGAACAGACAGATACAAAGGCGTTTAGATGATGTAGAGGAATTCTTGCATCAAAAGTTTTTTGAGGACGAGGAGTAGTTATTTACAAAATTGTTTATATTAGCACCATAAACAATGAGCAATGAAACTATTAAACGAAACTGATGCCCTTGCAGTAATAGGCGGTACAAGCCTAAAGGGAGAGATAGGGGGCTTTACTTACAGCCGCCTTGTTGATGTATTAGGGGAGCCAACTTTCCCTGAGGCCAGTGATGATGGCAAAGTGCAAAAGGAGTGGGTGTTCACCTACGAGGGTAATGTATTTACTATTTACGATTGGAAAACTTATGATGAGGAGTATACCACTACAAGGCTGTATAGCTGGAATGTAGGTGGCCACTCAGCGGCATATGATTTTATTTTAGCAGTAACAAAAAAACTAGAGCAATGAAAAAGATTGATTGGAAGAAAGTAGCGGTAGTAGCATTTTTGCAGACTATGGTAATTTTAGGTATGGTTGCTATGATAGCAGTCTATGAGTTAGTAGAAATTTTAACCTGTTACTCATGTTAATGCTAGATGGAACGGACTACGATAGAGATTGGTTAGTTCAGCAAGCTGTAGATGACAGCTTTTACTATGGCCCACTAAACAAGTTGGCCCACAGCAGCAGCAGTTTAAAGATGCTACTGGACAGCCCAAAGACTTATTACAATGTAATGAAGTACGGCAAGGAGGAAAGCAGCCCAGCGCTGCTAATGGGTAGGGTGATACACACTATGATACTGGAGCCTGAAAAGTTTGATGATATATTTGAGGTGGTAGAGGTAGCTAGTAAAAACACAAAGGCCTTTAAGGAAGCCCAGTTAGAGAACCCTAAGACTTGCATTACCAGAAAGGATATGCAGGCTGGTGAGCGTATGGCTGATGCTTTCTTCAGGAACGAAATGGCAATGCGTTATATGCAGGGCAGCCAGTTTGAGGTGCCAGAGGTTGATGTATTGGGTGGCTTCCCTTTTAGAGGTAAGGCCGATATAAAGACACCTAATGGTGTTGCTGATATTAAGACAACTACAGACTTAAAGGCGTTTAAATACAGCGCTGATAAGTATGGTTATGACTTACAGGCATACATATACTGCAACCTGTTTAAGGTTAGCTATAAAGACTTTACATTTATTGCACTGGACAAAAGCAGTACAGATGTGGGCATTTATACAATTAGTGAGGAGTTTTACAAAAGGGGCGAAGCCAAGTTTAATAGGGCCATTGCTTTGTATAGAGACTTTTTCATAAATAAGCAGGACTTAGATACTTACACGATAGTAGGCGAGTTGTGAAAAAGCACACTAAAGTATACATGCAGCACTTTAACTATGTGCTTGATGACTTTATACCCTGCGAGGTATGTGGTAGTAGGGCTGTAGATATACACCACATTGAGAACAGGGGTTCTGGTGGTAGCAGCAGCAAAGATGTAATAGAAAACTTAATGGCCGTATGTCGGCCCTGCCACCTGTCTCATGGTGATGTACCAGATAAGGTAGAGTGGCTTAAAACAATACACAAGAGAAAGATAGATGGACATAGTAGTTATTGACCAGCAGATGATGTTACACAGCCTTTGGAAACAGCTAAAGGAACAAGAGGGCATTAAGGACAACAGGGAGCGAGGGAATGTTATTTGGAAACACGCCTTCAGTGTTGCAGTTATAGAGCAAACCAGCTTGTCGCTACAGCGCATAGGCCAGATAATAAACAAGAATCACGCTACCATAATACACGCTAAGAAGCAACACGAAAGCAACTACGCTTACGATACCAAGTACAGGATGTGCTATGAGCGCATTAGCGACTCTATAGCTAACATTGTTGATGAGTATGATGTAGAGGTAAAAAAGGCGATGCGTTCCAGAAGTGTAATTGTAAACCCTAGCCTAGATAAACTGGAGGAGGAGTGGGAAAAGAAAATGCTGCGCACCCAGCGCAAGGCTAGTGAGCAGTACGCTGAGTTAGAAAAAAAGTATACTAGCGTGTGTAAGTCGCTAAAGCAGCAAACCAAGAGGGCAGAGGAATTGAATACAGAGTGTTTAAGATTAAAAAATTTGTTATGAGCAAGATGAACCAATTTTTACGCATTGCAAATGCGAGACTGAAGAAAGTGTATCCTAACAAGCAACAGAGAAGGGCTTGGGTAGCGAAGATGTGGGCAAGGTATTGTGAGCGCAAATCCTCACAACGATGAGCCTTAAATTGTCACAAAATAAGGGTAAAATTGTATGCTTAAACATACAAAATAAGGGTAAATTGTTACATTATACGCACATACATATAACCAAAGATGTCAAGTAAACTGCGCAAGATGCTTGACACCTTTAACACCAAAGAGAGAAATGAAAACAAAAGCGCAACAACTTAACATCAAAGAGTTTCCATTTGAAATTAAGAATGATAACGGGGAAGTGATTTACTATGAAAACGAAAACGGCTTTTGGTGGAGCATTGAATATGATTCACACGGCAATAAAATCTACTCTGAAAACTTCCCAGATTATTCAAGGAAATGGAAACACGATTCTGATGGAAATGAAATTTACTATGAATTCAAAAGATGGAATGTAACATATTACCTAAACACCAACGAGAAATGAAAGACATAATAGCATTATGCAACCGAGACAAAGAAGATAACGGAATAGAAAATG